ACTAGAGGGAACAATACCACCGAAGCCAACCGCCTCACCACGATGTGTGTAAACGACATACCAGTATCCTTTTGTAACAGGGTATATTTTGTCCGCGGGAAGGCAGTTTTTCTGCAACCAATTGAGCAGATGTACCACTTCTGGTACGGCAGTGTCGACCTGAACAACGCTGTATTTCATGACCCCATGATGCCGAAGAATTGTGACAAGAAAATAAATGTTGCACGGCGTAAAAAGCCATGATATAAACACAGCAATCCGGGCTTTCCGGTGTATCAAACTGTCCCGGCAGACAACATGCAAGATTGATACACCTTAACTGCATGAAGGAAAACATCATGGGATTCGCAACTCACCTTGGCCCTTGGCTCTTGGGCACTGTTCGTAACACAACCGGCACTACTGTTGGTACTATTGAAAACTGCGGCGCAACCGTTGTTTCTCAAACCTTCAAAAAGAACTACACAGGCCAAGCCGCTTCTGCGACTACTGACACCATCTGCGTGTTGCCTGCTGGCGCTCAAATTCAGTTTATTCACATCGACACTTTGGTTGCGTTTACCGGCTCAACAGCCGCTAACGTACAAATCGGTGATGGCTCTACAGCCAACTTGTACTGGTCTTCTACAGACGTTACATCTCAAGGTCGCGCGGCTATTAGCAACGCCTCTACAAAACTGGCTAACTGGGCTGGCGCGGCTACTACTGCTTCTCCTAACGGTGCTGGTATTGGCGCAACAGACGTAAAAATTGTCGCCACAATGACTCCAACTGTGGCCGCAGTAACTGCTGGTACAGTCCAATACACAATTATTTACACTGTTGCCAACTCAGACGGCAATCAATTCCCAGCATCTGCTTAATTGATCTAGGGGGCTTCGGCCCCCGTTTACAAGGAGATTAATTATGAATCAGACCCCTGTTAAACAGGCGCATTTAAACGCTAGTGGCTTCATGGTTCTTGGCCGTAACCGAGTCAAAGCCATTTCATTTACTGGCTCTGCGACTGCTGGATACGTTTCTTTATTTGACACCACTGTTGCTCCGGTAACTACGGCAACTTACGGTCGTTCTGGTACAACCATTACTGTTTCATCAACAGGTCACGGTTTAGTTACTGGACAAGTAGTTGGTTTTGATTGGGCCGCTGGCACAGGCGGCACTGCTACAAACGGGAACTATCCAGTTACTGTTACCAATGCAAACACGTTTACCGTTACAGACATTAACTCTGGCAGTATTACGGCTGGCGCGGCATTGGTTTATGCAAGCCGCTGGATATTGACGTATGACGTAGCGGCAAACGATCCATACAACAATTCACCATTCATTCCTGATGACGGCGTAATTGTTACAGATGGTATTTATGCCCAAATGAGTAACGTAGTAGCTTGCAATATTTATTATGGCTGAAACAAAACAGGCAACATTGGTGGGGCGTAAGCTGTTCATAGGCATTCCAGCTTATGACGGCAAGCTAAATATCAAGACCGCATTTGCTCTGGCGCAGTTAATGCCCAAGGCGATGAGTCTTGGTGTATCCGTCACGTTGTCTGATTTGTCTAATTGTTCAATCATTACCATGGCGCGTAATGCCTTGGTGCATGAATTCTTAAAAACAGATTGCACAGAGCTTCTGTTTATTGACGCTGATGTGGTTGTACAACCCGATGACATCATGCGATTGATGGCCCAAAGCGGGGACAAAGACATCACCGCTGGAGCATATCCACGCAGAGCCAAAGACGCTAAGTTCTTTGCAGATATTTACTTTGATGAAAACGGCAATCTAGAGTTTGATGGCTCTTTGATGCGTTTAAAACGTGCGCCTACTGGGTTTATGTTAATCCAGCGTCATGTCATTGAGCAAATGGTTTTTAACCATCCAGAGTGGACTTACGAGAAGTCCCCAACAGAAAAGATGTCTGCCGTATTTGACTTTGCTATCCGTGATGGCAAGTATGTTGGTGAAGACTATTTGTTCTGCGACAGAGCTACTGAGATGGGGTTCACTGTTTACATTGACGTTGACATTAGCCTGCCTCACGTTGGACAAGAAACATTTGAGCGCAACTTCCGCGAAGAAGTTGTAATGCCGATGCTTGAAAACATCTACCAATCTAAATTGAAAGTTGTAAATGGCTAAAACAACTGCAAAGAAAAAAGGTCCGTCACTGGCCGTTGGTCGTGGTGAGAAGCTACCGGTATCTAAAGGCGCAGGATTAACGGCTAAAGGTCGCGCTAAGTACAACGCCGCAACAGGCAGCAACTTAAAAGCGCCACAGCCAGAAGGCGGCCCACGCAAGAAATCATTTTGCGCTCGGATGTCAGGAATGCCCGGCCCCATGAAAGATGAAAACGGTAAACCGACCCGCAAAGCGGCGTCCCTTGCAAGATGGAAGTGCTGATATGAATGACTCACACGAAACCGCAAAACACGTTGTCGACGCGCTGTCAGTAATGACTGTCGTAGGAACTTTAATGGAAATGTTGCCGTCTATTGCTGCAATCTTTACAATCGTATGGACGGGCATCCGCATCTGGGAAACCGAGACGGTGCAAAATATGTTTGGACGCAAAGGTAATCAAGATGCCAAGTAGTTCTAAAAAACAGCATAATTTCATGGAAGCGATTGCCCATTCGCCGTCGTTCGCCAAGAAAGTAGGAGTTCCACAATCTGTGGGCAAAGATTTTTCTAACGCGGACAAGGGCCGCAAATTTTCTAAAGGTGGCGATATGGCTAAGAGCGATATGAAAGAAGACATGAAGATGGACAAGAAACAAGACGTCTCCATGATTAAAAAAGCATTCAAACAGCACGATGCTCAAGAGCACAAAGGCGGCAAGGGCACAACCTTGAAGCTGGCTAAAGGCGGCACATTCCGCGCTGCTGCTAATGGTATTGCCCAACGTGGTTTGACCAAAGGCACGCAGATCGAGATGTGCGGTGGCGGCATGACCAAAAAGATGGCTTACGGCGGTAAGTGCTAAATCATGTTGGCTAGCCGTGGAATGGGAGCCATGCTCCCATCTAAAATGCCCAAAGGCGTGAAAAAAGCACGCCGAGATGATACCGACTTCACGCAATACGCTGAGGGTGGAAAAGTAAACGCTGCAGGTAACTACACAAAGCCCGGTCTTCGTAAGAAAATTGTGGCTCAAGTAAAAGCCGCCGCGACCCACGGCACCAATGCAGGCCAGTGGTCTGCACGTAAAGCACAACTTGTAGCTAAAAAATACAAGGAAGCCGGTGGAGGGTACAAAGATTGAAAGCTCCTCAGAAATCGCTTAAGGATTGGGGCGACCAAAAATGGCGCACTAAGTCTGGTAAACCGTCAAGCAAGACGGGTGAGCGATATTTGCCTGAAGCAGCAATTAAATCCTTGTCTCCTCAAGAGTACGCCGCTACAACCAAAGCTAAACGTGCCGGTAAGGCATCTGGCAAACAGTTTGTAGCCCAACCAAAATCAATTGCAAAGAAAACAGCGGGGTTTAGATAATGGCAAAGTTTCCTGATCTGACTGGTGACGGTAAAGTTACCCAAGCAGACGTTCTTAAAGGCCGTGGTGTTGAAGGCATGAAAAAGGGCGGCTCTACAAAAAACTTTATTCAAGACGCAATTAAAAAGCCCGGTGCATTACGCGCATCGTTGGGCGTCAAGAAGGGTGAAAAAATCCCCGCGGGCAAGTTAGCTGCCGCTGCTAAAAAACCCGGCAAGATGGGTCAACGTGCTCGTTTGGCGCAAACCCTTAAAGGTATGAAATGACCACTACCGGCACCACCCTCTTTAACATGGACTTCACGGAGATAGCCGAGGAAGCATGGGAGCGTGCGGGCCGGGAAATGCGTTCTGGATATGATTTGCGTACCGCGCGTCGTTCCATGAACCTAATGACCATCGAGTGGCAATCCAAGGGTATTAACATGTGGACGATGGAGCAGGGTTTTATTAACCTGACTCCCGGATTGAATACGTACGCTTTGCCAACGGATACGATTGATTTGCTTGAGCATGTAATTCGTACAGGTTCAAACACCGCGTCGACGCAAGCCGACCTAACCATTACACGCATTAGCGTTTCTACCTATGCAACTATTCCAAACAAGCTTCAACAAGCTCGTCCAATTCAAGTCTGGATTCAAAGACTTTCTGGCGAAGTTAATCCAACGAGTTCGGTCTTGGTGGGTTCAATTACGGCAACAGACACCACAATAACGCTCAGCACCGTAGTTGGTTTAGCTGGCTCCGGTTTTATTCGTCTGGGCACAGAAGACATTTACTACACCTACATCAGCGGCAATGTTCTGGGCGGAGTATTCCGTGGACAGAATAATTCAACGGCTGCATCGCATGCTAATGGTGATGCCGTGTATGTACCCCAGCTTCCCGCTGTGACGGTCTGGCCTACTCCTGACAACTCGGTGCCCTATCAGTTCGTATACTGGAGACTCAGGCGTGTTAAAGATGCAGGCTCTGGCGTTGAGACTGCCGACATGAACTTCCGTTTTCTACCTGCTCTGGTGGCAGGCTTGGCGTACCACATTGCCGTTAAAGTGCCTGAGCTAATGCCCCGCATTGAGATGCTAAAACAGATGTACATGGAAACGTTTGAGATTGCGGCGGGCGAGGATCGTGAGAAAGCTCCGGTCAGGTTTGTCCCACGTCAGACATATATTGGTAGCACATAATGGATGATCGGCTTTTCCTTGCGTGGGCGGCAGGCTTCTTTGATGGAGAGGGCTGCGTCATGGTGGAAAAATCAAAAGAAATTAACTGCAAACACGGATTTAGAACTAGCCTTCATGCAACAGTAACGCAAACTAGCAAACCATGTTTAGAGTTATTTTTGGCTCGTTTTGGTGGAAGTATTACAACCACTGAAACACGAGGTGAGACTGCCCGCAGATGGTCAGTCCAATACCGTTGGATTACGCGAAATGAAGAAGCGCTTGTATTTCTGGCAGCAATTGAACCGTATGTGGTAGTAAAAAAAGCACAAGTTGCCGCAGCATTGATGTATCCTTTACGCAATGAACATGGGAAAATGTACGGGAGACCGGGCAATCCAATACCCGAAAGTGTTATGCAAGCCCGGTTAACATTACGGCAATTACTTCAAGATATTCGCCAAAGCATGAAAACTCCAGCAAAAACTGTGGGAGAAACTCATGGGGAATAGGTTTGCGTCAGGCAAAAAAGCAATTGCGGAGTGCGATCGTTGCGGGCAGCAGTATTTACTAAAGCAGCTTAAGACCGAGATTATTAAGCAGCGAAAGTATGAGTTGCTTGTGTGTCCTACCTGTTTTGATCCCGACCAGCCGCAGTTGATGTTGGGTACGTTTCCTGTTGATGATCCACAGGCTTTGCGTAACCCACGCAAGGACACAACGTATGTGACCTCTGGTGTAAACGTTAATGGTTACGTCTCAGGTGGCTCGCGTGATATTCAGTGGGGCTGGTACCCGGTTGGCGGGGCTAGTAATTTTGATGCAGGTTTGACCCCCAACTACTTGGTGGCAACGACATTTGTTGGTACAGTAACGGTATCTTAAGGAGATAAGTATGTCATACACACGATCAGCCGACGGCATTGCTCAAAAAGGCAAAACCAAAGGCACAAATTTAGGTAATAGCGGTCCCATGCAAAAAGAAATGATGGGCGGCAAAAAGACAGCTGGCGTAACCGGTCAAGCTATGCGCGCAGTCGGACGTAACATGGCCCGCGCAATGAACCAAAAGCGAGGCTAATCATGGCTACATTTAGCAAAAAGATGATGGGCAAAGAAGTTGGCGATGCCAAGGTTTATGCTAAACCACACACCATGACCGGCAAAGAAGTTAAAGCTTCTACAAACCCCGGCAAGGAACCTAACCGTAGCAAGCTTGATACGCTTGACATGAGTGTTGGTGCGGAAAGCAAATCTGCCGGTAACGAACAAGTAAAAACTAGCGGCATTAAAATGCGCGGTACGGGCGCAGCTACTAAAGGCTTGATGTCTCGCGGCCCTATGGCCTAAGGTTTAAACCATGACAATGACATACGCTCAGCTTGTTACTGCTGTACAAGATTACACGCAGAACACGTTTGACACGACTACGATCAATACAATGATCCAGCAGGCGGAGCAGCGCATCTATAACACGGTGCAGCTTGCCAGTTTGCGTAAAAATGTCACGGGCGTATTGTCATCTGGCAACAAGTATTTGGCTTGCCCTGTAGATTTTTTGTCGGTATATAGCCTTGCCATATACCCAGCTTCTGGGTCAGGGGACTACTTGTATTTGCTAAACAAGGATGTGAACTTCATTCGTGACGCATATCCTAACCCCGCAAGCACAGGCAAGCCCAAGCACTACGCTATCTTTGGCCCACAGTCCACCAACGTCAATGAGTTGTCGTTCATCCTTGGCCCAACGCCAGATGCCAACTACAATGCTGAATTGCATTATTACTACTACCCAGAGTCAATTACAGTAACTACCACCACATGGCTTGGTGATAACTTTGACTCTGCATTGTTGTACGGCACGCTGTGCGAAGCTGGTGTTTACATGAAGAGTGCGCCAGATGACGGCATGTACAAGATGTACCAAGAACGGTATGTTCAGGCTATTGCACTTCTCAAGAACTTGGGTGATGGCAAACAACGTATGGATGCTTATCGTGACGGTCAAGTAAGGGTTCCAGTCTCATGAGTAGTATTGTTCAAACCCAAACAACCAGCTTCAAAGCGCAGGTATATCAGGCAGTCCATAACTTGCTTACGGACACGCTTAAGATTGCGCTTTATACAGCCAACGCGGACCTTAACGCCGACACAACCGTATATACAACAACAGGTGAAGTAAGTGGCGGTGGGTATACTGCTGGTGGCGTAACCTTGACTGGCGTAACGTTAAATACATCTGGTTCTACGGTCTACGTAAACTTTTCTAATGTTGTGTTTAATGCTTCTGTGACTGCACGTTGCGCGTTAATTTATAACGTTACCCAAGGCAATAAATCCGTTGCTGTGTTGGACTTTGGGTCTGACAAAACCTCCACCAATTTCACCATCACAATGCCTGCTAACACAGCGACAGCAGCATTGATTCGTTCTTCTAATTAAGGAGCTTCCCATGACTATGGACAAAATCACCGCGACAGACAAAGTGGAAGCGGTCACCAAATACAACACAATGCCTGAAGACCAAATGTCTATTCACGGCCACTACACTGCCGTTTGCTACG